ATAGTATACATAATGAGGTTATTTTATGCCTAGCATTCCAGCTACTGAGATCGTTGACAAACTTTTTTCTGGTAATAAAGATTTAAGTTCAGAAGTTAACGATGCAATGATGGCTATTTCTGCCGAGAAACTCGAAGCAGAAAAGAAAGCTATTGCTGCAAACTGGTTAAAACCAGAAGAACAACCAGAAACAGAGGTCACACCAGATGAAACTGATAACGGAACAGATTGAAGACATTCAAGTTCTTGAAGAAGAAACAAAGAGTGGAAAGAAAAATCTGTATATAGAAGGTACTTTCTTACAAGGCGAAATTAAAAATCGCAATGGAAGGATGTATCCTATGGCTACTCTTAAGAGAGAAGTCGATAAATACAATGAATCTTTCATTAGATCTGGACGTGCTTTGGGTGAGTTGGGACATCCCGACGGACCTACTGTCAATCTTGACAGAGTTTCACATCTAGTTACTTCATTAGTACAAGAAGGAACCAACTTTAAAGGACGTGCTCGTGTCTTAGACACACCTATGGGTAACATTGCTCGCTCACTTTTAGGTGAAGGAGTTAAGTTAGGAGTATCATCTCGCGGAATTGGATCACTAAAACGTACCAGTGAAGGTGTTAACATCGTTGGCGACGACTTTATGTTAGCTACTGCTGCTGATATAGTGGCAGATCCCAGTGCACCAGACGCTTTTGTCGAAGGCATTATGGAAGGTAAGGAGTGGGTTTGGGAGAATAATATTCTCAAAGAACAAGAACTCCGCACAATTAAGCAGGGTTTAGACAACGCTGCTAACAAAAAAGTAATCGAAGAGATGAAAGTTTCCGCATTTGCGAAACTTATGAACTCTCTGTAGATTATAAATATTTTTAGATTAAATCCAGTAAGAAATTTTATCAAGGAGACAAACTAATGTCGGATGAAACAGTAAAGGCATCTGAAGAACAAAAAGAGGTCACTGAAGCCAAGTTTGATGGTGCAGTTGCTGATGGTTCTTCACTAGGATCAGTAGAAGTGTTAGGAGGACCTACTCCTTTTAACTCAAAACCTACTGATGACAGCAACAAGATGAAAACCCCATCTCAAACTCAAGTCACACCACCTAAGACAAAGCCTAGTGCTGCGTCAGGTCAGAAGGCTGAGTTCAGTACAAAGGGTGATGTACAAGCATCACACAACCCTGAAGTAGAAGGTGGAGAAAACTTGATTGAGATCGATGTATCTCAAGACGTTGCTGCACTAACAGAAGGTGAAGAACTCTCCGAAGAGTTCAAGGAAAAGGCAGCAACTATTTTCGAAGCAGCTGTCGTTTCTCGTCTCAATGAGGAACTTGAGAAAGTACACGAAGAGTACGCCAAGGGACTTGCTGAGGAAATCACAGGTATTAAGACCGAGCTTGCTGAGAAGGTAGACGAGTATCTAACCTACGCAGTACAGTCTTGGATCGACGATAACAAACTTGCAGTAGATAGCGGTCTCAAATCAGAGATTGCTGAGTCTGTAGTCGATGGTCTTAAAAAAGTTTTCGTCGAGAACCACATTGAGGTTCCCGAAGAAAAAACAGATATCATCAATGAGATGGCATCTGAACTAGATTCAATGGAGACAAAACTCAATAAAGAGATTGAAAAGAACGTTGGTCTTGCAGCATCAGTTGCAGGGTTCGTTCGGAATGGGATTGTGAACGAAATCTCTGAAGGACTAGCATCTTCTGAAAAGGAGAAGTTAGCATCACTTGCAGAGGGCGTTGAGTTTGAAGATGAAGAGTCTTTCCGCAAAAAAGTTGAAACACTTAAGGAGTCGTACTTCTCAGGTAAATCAGCTACTGCTAACGCAGAGACAATTGCTGAAGATGTACAACCAATTGTGGATACAGATATGACGGATTCTATGTCTAAGTACGTAGATGCTATTCGTCGTTGGACTAAGTGATTTTAGTCATTAATTAATTCAATTTTTCCTTAAACAAAAAAATGTTTAACTCAGAACAACTACAGGAGAAGTGGAATCCCGTTCTTGATTGTGATGGACTTGATGGTATCAAGGATACATACAAGAAGGCGGTAACCGCAGTTCTCTTGGAAAACCAAGAAAAGTTTTTAAAAGAAGAAGCAGGTATCTTAACTGAAGCTGCTCCTACAATGTCTGCTGGTACAGCAGGTTTCAGTGCTGGTTCAACAGCAACTGGTCCTGTCGCAGGTTTCGATCCAGTTTTGATTTCATTGATCAGACGTTCAATGCCTAAGCTTATTGCTTATGACATTGCTGGCGTTCAACCAATGACAGGTCCTACTGGACTAATCTTCGCAATGCGTTCACGCTATGGTACTAACCGTACTGGTGGTGCTGAATCATTCTTCAACGAAGCAGACACAGAGTTCTCAGCAGAGAACGCTGCAAGTGATCTAGGTCAGACAGCACAGTCTGGATCTAACCCAGGTCTACTTAACGACAGTGGAACTTACAATACCTCATCAGGTATGTCCACTGCACAGTCAGAAGCATTAGGTGATGCTGCTGGCAACCAGTTCGCTGAAATGAACTTCAGTATTGAGAAAGTTACTGTGACTGCTAAGTCCAGAGCACTCAAGGCTGAGTACAGTTTAGAACTAGCTCAAGACCTCAAAGCCGTTCACGGTTTAGACGCTGAGTCAGAACTAGCAAACATTCTTTCAACAGAAGTACTTGCTGAAATCAACAGGGAAGTCGTTCGTACTGTTTACAAGGTTGCAAGACCTGGTGCTCAGAACAACACTGCAACTGCTGGTGTTTTTGACCTAGACGTTGACTCTAATGGTAGATGGTCTGTTGAGAAGTTCAAAGGACTTTTATTCCAGATCGAAAGGGATATGAACGCGATCGGGCACGAGACTCGTCGTGGAAAGGGTAACATCCTCATCTGTTCAGCAGACGTGGCTAGTGCTCTATCAATGGCTGGTGTACTTGATTACACACCTGCACTTGCAGGAAACAGCAACCTACTTCCAGATGACAATAGTTCCACACTTGCTGGTACATTGAACGGAAGGATTAAGGTATACGTTGATCCATATTCTGCAAACGTAAGTGACAGACACTTCTACGTTGGTGGATACAAAGGTAGTTCTGCATATGATGCAGGTCTATTCTACTGCCCATATGTTCCATTACAGATGGTCAGAGCAGTTGGACAAGATACTTTCCAACCAAAAATCGGATTCAAGACTCGTTATGGTCTTGTTGCTAACCCATTTGCGGAAGGTACCGACCAAGGTGGTGGAGATCTTGATCCTAATAAGAACCGCTACTACAGACGTGTTCTTGTTGACAACCTTATGTAAGCAAACGCTTATATGGCTTAACAAAGAGACCCTTTTTGGGTCTCTTTTTTTATGCTTTGACCTAAATATTAGACAGTATGATAGGAGTTTCTATGAATCATTACACCGTTGGTTACTTGGATTCAGAGAACCATAACAGTTATGTTTGTGAGTATGCAGAGCATTCATATGATGCTTGTAAACAAGCACAGTCAGATGTACCATATCTACAGGAACATCCGCATCGAGTAAACGAAATTCTTTTAGAGGGTTAGAAAAATGAACGGAAGATTAGACAAAGTAGCAATGACCAGTAAATTAATGCAACTTAAAAGAGAATTGCATTACAAATGTGAGATCGGAGAGAAAGGTAAGTGGGAATGTATTGGTGCAAATGAGTACTTAAATAAAACTCTAAATGTATTAGACGAGTTCTATATGTGACTAAATAGTCATAGACGGATCTCACTAATATAGTCAATGTCTTTCGCGAGTCAAATCAGCAATAGGAATTTCTTAAGTCCAGGTGGCTTCCGTTTTGTACTAGCTAAATTTCCTAAGATCGCATACTTTGCACAGACAGCAAACGTACCATCATTAGAACTAGGTCTAGTTGGGCAACCAACTCCTATGCGTACCATTAACTTGGACGGTATGATGACCTTTGGTCAGTTCACATTAACTTTTATTGTTGATGAGGATATGGAGAACTTCCTTATTCTTCAGAACTGGATGAGAGGTTTGGGTACACCAGACAATCTAAGTGAAAGAAGTTATTATGAATCAATACAAGAAACAAAATATCATCAGAACAGTATAGGTGATTCAAGATTTGCAGATGGTACTCTATCCATTCTGAATTCAAATCTGCAACCAAAGTTCAATGTAAACTTTACTGATCTAAAACCAGTATCGTTAACCACACTAGACTTTGATGCAACACTTAGTGATCAAGAATACTTCCAAGCAATAGTAGTATTTGATTACACTTCCTACGAAATACAAACATTAGAAGGAACCAAAATTAAAAAATTAGATTAGTATGGCTTTACTTGATGAATTGCAAGAGTCTTGGTCAAAAGACTGCTTGTTTGATGAATTGAATTTGGGATCTGAATCCCTTGGTGTTGCTAGACTGCACCAAAAATATCATATCTATTACAACAAATACAAACTTGTACTGGAAGATCTACGTTTTCAGTATAAGTCTTTAAGAAAATTCAAATGGCTTTACTATAACGGTAAGGGTAAAGATGATGATGGAAAATATTTTGATCTAAAAGTATTGAAAGGAGATATCAATATCTTTCTAGAGTCTGATGAAGACCTATCAAAGATGAGTCTGAAGATTAGTTACTTTGAAACTTGTATAAATTATATTGAGAACATTCTCAAGATGATCAATAACCGTGGATTCCAAGTGAAGAACGCTATTGATGCCAAGCGATTTGAGTTTCCTGTTTGATGACTTCTATTACAAAAAAGAATGAAGTGTATCTTCGTATAGGTACGGAGCCACACATTCATCACGAACTGTCAGAATACTTTTGTTTCGAAGTACCAGAAGCAAAATTTTTAATGAAGACACGTAGATATAGAAGATGGGATGGGAAGATAAGATTATACTCGCCTGGTACAGGAGAACTATACGTAGGACTATTCCCATATCTAGTTGAATGGTTAGATAAGATGGGATATGAATACGACATTATTGATAATGATGACTATGGAAGACCCCAAGAAGTTAATCAGGGCATACTACCTCAGACAATTAAAGACTTTACTGGAATGCTCGGTCTGCCTTTCAAGGCAAGAGACTACCAACTTTCCGCAATTTATTCAGCACTTCGGAATAACCGTAGACTTATACTATCACCCACTGGGTCTGGCAAATCTCTAATCATATACTGTATGGTTCGTTGGCACCTAGCAGTAAACAGAGAGATATTAATCATAGTACCAACAACGTCATTAGTAGAACAGTTATACAAGGACTTTGAAAAGTATGGGATGATGTGTAAGTTTGTTCCTGTAGCGAAGATCTACGGAGGAGAGGATAAGTACAATAAAGCACCAGTGGTTATATCCACTTGGCAGAGTATCTACAAAGAGAAAGCAGATTTCTTTAATAGGTTTGATGTAGTAATTGGTGATGAAGCACATCAATATAAAGCAAAGAGTCTCAGTAAGATAATGGAAAAATGCTATGACGTTAAATATCGTGTGGGACTTACAGGAACTCTTGATGGAATGCAAAGTCATCAGTTACAACTAGAAGGTTTGTTTGGTCAGGTAGAGAATTTTATTAAGACAAAGGATCTCCAGAAGAGAGGAGAGTTGTCAGAGTTAAAGATTAATATATTACTTTGTAAGCATCAGTTCTTAGGATTTGATACGTATCAGGATGAGATAAATTATATCATAGGTCATAGAAAAAGGAACAATATAATTACAGGACTCGCAAGAGATCTTAAAGGAAACACTCTAATCCTATTCAACTACGTAGAAAAACACGGAGATCCTTTATGGGAATTGCTAAATAGTAACAACCAAAGTAAAAAACTATTCTATGTTCACGGTGGAGTACCTGCTACAGAACGAGAAGAAGTGCGTGATATCTGTGAGTGCTCCGATAATGCAATTATCTTAGCATCGTACGGTACCTTCAGTACTGGTATCAATATAAAGAATCTACATAATGTTATTTTTGCTTCACCTACTAAATCTAAAGTTCGCAACCTACAATCAATAGGGAGAGCTTTAAGAACGCACGATTCAAAAGCAAGTGCGACCTTATATGATTTTGCTGATGACATCAGTAATGGTCATTCTCGTAATTATACATTGAACCATCTGACTGAACGGATTAAAATATATCAATCCGAATCCTTTAATTATGGTATTACCGAAATCAAATTAGGAGATTAACGTGACTCTCACTTTAAGCTATCTTAGACCAGACGAGGAATTCTTCGGAGCAATCAAACTGTGCTCAGGCGAAGAGATCATTGGTCGCGTTATAGTGTGTGAAGAAAATGGTTCGCATCTAGCATTCATTCAAGATCCTGCAAAGGTTCACGTTAATGAACATATGATAGAAGGAAAGAGGGCACTCGCGGTCGGGTTGAAGCGATGGATGGTTTTCGCGTCCGAAGATTTTTATATCATTCCTGAAGATAAGATATTAACTGTTGCACCTCTGACTCAAGAAGCAATAATTATGTACAAATATTTTGTAAAGTCTGAACTAGGAAATATACCTGGTGTCAACGACAGTGCTAAGACAAATAAGATGAATCAAGAAATGGGATTCATCGGGGACGTGGATGCCGCCCGCAAGAAACTAGAGGATCTATGGAAAGGATAAGTAACTAAGCTAATATCCCTTTCAACCCTTACAGTGTTGATTGTATCCGTTTTTGGTGTCCTTGTCAAGTCCAGTTGAAAATGGTATACTTATTGTAATGGAATAAACATTATCAATGCCCAAAGTAATGGCGAAGAGAGGTAAAGGATCACAACACTACATAGATAACCAAAAGTTTCTCAAAGCTATTGTGGATCATAGAGATAGAGTTGAGATCGCCAAAATTAAAGAGAAAAAGAAACCCAGAATTCCTGAGTACATAGGAGACTGTTTTCTAAAGATCGCAACTCATCTATCATATAGACCTAATTTTATTAACTATATGTACAAGGAAGATATGATTAGTGATGGTGTGGAGAACTGTGTCCAGTACATCGATAACTTTGATCCTGCTAAATCTAGAAACCCATTTGCATATTTCACTCAAATCGTTTACTATGCTTTCCTAAGACGTATTGCAAAGGAGAAACGTCAAATGGATATTAAAGATAAGATTATTGAGAAGTCGGGATTCGATCAAGTATTTCATTCCGATGATAAAAGTTCAATGGCAGATAACAATGCCATCAAAGCTCGTATTGAAATGAACAACAAAAGATGAAGTTACTTCTAATCACTGATCAGCACTTCGGTGTTCGCAATGACAATCAGGTATTCATTGATAAGTATAGAGAGTTTTATAGCAATATTGTTATACCATATATCAAAACTAATAAAATTACAAACATCTTGTGTCTAGGTGACACATTTGACAGACGTAAGTATATAAATTTTTTGTCGCTTGACTGTGCTAGAGAGATGTGGTTTGAACCACTAAAAGAACTTGGTATCACTATGCATATGCTAATTGGTAACCACGATATCTATTTTAAAAATACTCTTAAGATTAACGCACCCAAGCATCTATTGAGTGAGTATGATTATATTAAGATCATTGATAAACCTTGTCACTTGCAGTTTGATGATATGAAAATTGCAATGATACCTTGGATCTGTCCTGACAATAGGAAAGAGATTGATGACTTTATTGATCAGTCAGATGCTACTGTTTGTATGGGTCACTTAGAACTTACTGGATTTGAAGCAATACCTGGTAGGTTTATGGAACACGGAGATGATCCAAGTCCATACGAAAAATTTGATATGACATTCTCTGGTCACTATCACAATAGAAGTAAGAGAGAATCGATTCAATATCTCGGTAATCCGTACCAATTGTACTGGAATGATTACGGTTGTGAACGTGGTTTCCATACTCTAAATACTAAGAACAAAAGAGTTACATTCCATAAGAATACTTACAACATCTTTAACAAATTATATTATGATGACATCCAAAAAAATTATGAAACTATACCTGACTTCTCTCTCCTAAAAGGATCGTTTGTAAAAGTTATAGTACAAGCAAGAGAAAACCAAGTATGGTTTGATCGTTATATTAAACAACTACAACAAAGTGATCTTGCAGATTTAAAAATCATCGAAGATGTATCTTTGGATATAGATGAATATGTAACCAATGAAAATATCGAATCGGAAGATACTATGAAAGTACTTGAAGATTACGTTAGAGAAATTGGAGAGAATATTGATCAGGAGAATGTAAGTTCTATTCTCAAATCCTTATACCTAGAAGCAATTAACCTGTAATGTTTATACTATTAGATAAAAAAACTGGTGGTGTATATGCTGTCAATGATAATGACGGTGGTAAAGTTGTGCAAATTTTTGTTGACAAAGACGACGCGGACCGCTATTATGGATTGTTACAGGCTGATGATTACAAACGTCCACTTGATGTTACTGAAGTAGACGAAGAAATTGTCATCCAAAATTGCAATGCACATAATTACAACTATGTGTTCATTGATCCTAACGAACTGGTAGTACCTCCTCCATTATGATAGTATTTGAAAAGATTCGTTGGAAGAACTTTTTAAGCACAGGAAATTCATTTACAGAAATCAACTTCGTAGAATCACCTTCGACATTAGTCATCGGATCTAATGGTGCAGGTAAATCTACGATGCTTGATGCTTTGACTTTCGTATTGTTTAACAAGCCCTTTCGTAAAGTCACCAAATCACAGTTAGTTAATAGTATCAATGAACGTGAGACTGTAGTAGAAATAGAATTTAAAGTAGGAACGATTGAATATAAAGTCATCCGTGGTATGAAACCTAACATCTTTGAGTTGTATCGTAATGACAACTTGATAGATCAAGATGCTGCTAATAGAGATTACCAAAAATATCTAGAACAATCTATTCTAAAATTTAATTACAAGTCATTCACACAGGTGGTTATACTTGGGAGTAGTACATTTGTTCCCTTTATGCAACTTGGAGCATCACATCGAAGAGAAGTTATTGAAGACCTCTTGGATATTCAAGTGTTTTCTCAGATGAATATGCTCTTAAAGGAACGTGTCAAAGAGAACAATGAAATTTTAAAAGAATGTAGTCACGAACTTGCGATGGCAAAAGCAAGTATTGAATCACAGAAGAAAGTTGTTTCTAAACTGACTGTTGTTAATGATGAAAGGATTGCAACCTTCCACTTTAAATTGAAAGAGAATAAAGATAGAATAGATGAAATTCGTGCTGAGACAAAAGTCTTTGATGATAAAATCAATGCACTAGATACTGCTGCTCGTAAACTAGCAGAGAAAGAAAAATCATATAAGAAAACAAGTTCTATTCTTTCTAAACTAGAAGGTAAATCTGATAAGAATCAAAAAGATGTAAAGTTTTTTGAAAAGAATTCTTCTTGTCCTACTTGTGAACAAGATATAGATGAGAACTTCCGTAGGATGAAAGTTAAAAAATTAACTGAGAAATCTATTGAACTAGCAGAAGCATCGGAAACCTTACAGAAGGAAACAAAGAAAGCACTTAAACAGATAGAAAAATTAAGACAAGATACTGATCTTATTACTGAATACACTTTTGAAGTTCGTGCTCTAATGAATGAGGAAGGTAAAATAATGAAAAAGAATAATGAAATTAAGAATACTATTAATGATCTCTCAGTACAACCTGACATCCTAGGTGAGAAAAGACTTCTTGCCAAAGTTCAATCTGAATATGATGAGAAAGAAGAAGTATGTGCTGGTGTTAATAAGGAAGCACGTGACTTTAAAATCGTTGCAGGTTTTCTAAAGGATGATGGAATCAAAGCAAAAATTATTAGTAAGTATGTACCTATAATCAATCAACAAATTAATAAGTATCTTTCATCGATGGATACATATATTAACTTCACTCTTGATGAATCATTTGCAGAAGTTATTAAGTCACGTCATCGTGATAAGTTTTCTTATGCTTCTTTCTCTGAAGGAGAGAAACAGAAGATTGATTTATCACTTCTATTCACTTGGAGATACATTGCTAAGTTAAAGAACTCTATCATTACAAATCTATTGATTCTTGATGAGGTATTTGACTCATCCCTAGACACAAATGCTACTGAAGAACTCCTTAAAATCCTCAAGGACATTGGTATGGGTAATACAAATATGTTTATTATATCTCATAAAGGAGATGTTCTATTAGATAAGTTTGATAGAACACTTAAGTTTGATAAGTCATCAGAGTTTAGTCATTGCACAGAAGATGTTTAACATTCCTTTCTATACATCGAATGGTGAATTAACAAACCATAATGAGTTTAAAGATGCTCTTCTCTCTCGTAGAGATGAGTTTTGTTGTGATGAGAATAAAGCATATGGAACTGCTTGGTCTACTGTACATACACAGAATGATCTTCACATTCAGTATCCTTACATCAATGACTTCTTAAGACAGAAGACAGAAATGTTTGATCCAGATTTAGAAGTCGTACACTGTTGGGTTAATATTAATCCTAAAGGTGGATTCCAGATGAGACATAATCATTCTGATTGTGATGTAGCAGGTACATATTATGTCTCAGTTCCTAAAGGAAATTCTGGAGACCTATATGTATATCATCCATCATCAGCAGTAGAGCATCTACATAGAATTAGACCTTACTGGCCATTCACACATTGTCAGATACCACGTGAAGGAGATCTTTATTTCTGGCCAGGTTATCAAGACCACGAAGTTCGTATGAATGAATTGGATCAGGAGAGGTGGTCTGTATCATATATGATGAGTATTCAAGACCACGTAAGGTTGCATAGATTTCCAAATTTACCAAAACCATAATGAATAAGACAGTAGAAAAAGTATTAGAACCTATAGTCCTTGTTGGAATGACGACGTTCCTATTAGTGATGTTTGGAATCTTTACTGTAGAACATTTTTTGGTCAGACCTCCTATGAGATTATTAGGACTCGGTGAGTATAAAAAAAGGAGAAGGAAGAGGAAAAAATGAAAGAAGGATTTGAAGTAAAACTATTTCCAAGTCCTCTCTATATGTTTAGGCACGATAACCCTATTATAGATGAGGAGGTAGATGGAATTCCAAATGATCCAGACATCCTATCTCACCTGAGTGAAGGTGCCAATGAAGAGATTCTCTATGGTTCGCACCAGAAGATGAATCATTTGCAATTGTTTGAAAAATATAATTTACCCTACTTGAGAGAATTTCTTGAAAAGTCATTAGCACATATAGATCCTACCTGTACTATAATGCAATCTTGGTTGAATAGGGGAAGAAGAGACAGTTTTCAAATTGCACATACACACGCTAATTTTTCTTTATCTGGTGTATACTATAATCACTGTTGCTTACCTGAGCAAGGTGGAATAGTATTCCTTAATCCCAATCCACTTTCTAAAATGTGCCACTGGGGTACTGAAGAGGGAAGGCATTTCCCTGCTGTACCAAGGACTCTATTAATATTTCCATCTTGGTTAGAACATAAAACAGAGAAAAATCTTATAGATACTCCTAGAGTCTCAATAGCTTTCAATGCAAAATGACTACCCCGAACTGGCAGCATCATTCCAAGAAGGAAAAGAAACGTCACCTTAAACCCCAAGCATTACGTCAGGCACGTGCCAGGCGTAGACAGTTGATAAAGTGTCTACTGAACCGTCCCAAGGGACGGTTTTCGTATTAGTATATGTACATACACGAGACACAGAGACTATGACAATCAACACAGGAGTTAAAGGAACACTTGCTAAACTACTTGCAACAGAAGACATCGTTGTAGAGCACAGAAAGTGTGAGACAGCACAGTTTGATGTAGAGCGTAGAGTTCTAACACTTCCTATCTGGGAGAAAGCATCAGAGAACGTATACGATATGCTTGTTGCTCACGAGGTAGGTCACGCACTCTTTACTCCTAACGAAGACTGGACATTGAAATGTAATTGCCCACAGTCATTCATAAACGTAGTCGAAGATGCTCGTATTGAGAAGTTAATGAAGCGTAAGTATGCAGGTCTTCCTAAGACTTTCTTCAGAGGATATGAAGAGTTAAATGAGCAAGACTTTTTTGATATCGAAGGTGATGCTAATAAGTTTGAGTTCATTGATAAGATCAACCTATACTTCAAGATCGGTAACTTCACATACGTATCATTCACAGATGAAGAGCAAGCATTAGTAGATCGTGTTGGTGCTGCTGAAGATTTTGATACTGTATTGAAAGTTTCTGATGACATCTTTGAGTATATGAAAGGTCAACTAGAAGATACTGAAGAAGAAGATGAAGATGCTCCAGAATCACCATTCTCTTTCCCTCAGCAAGGTAGTGAAGAAGGTGAAGGTGAAGGTGAAGAATCACAAGAAGGTAAAGCAACTGAAGAAGAAGTAGAGCAAACACCTGATCAAGAAATTATCAACCCAAACCAACCTTGGGATAAGGTAGAAAGTGATGTGAAGACTGATGCAACAGTAGGAGGTTCTAATGGATTTGGTGCTTCTAATGAGCACGGTATTTCATCTCTTGAAGCAAGAACTGATGCAACTTTCAATAAAAAAATTGCAGACTATGTTCAGACTGGTGGTTACGACACAGAGTATGTTGAGATTCCTAGGTTAGATCCTAAGACACTCGTTATTGACTGGAAAGAAGTTCTTAAAGTTAATGAAGATGCTTTCGTAACACGTGATGCATCTGATCTAGATCGTAATGCTGATGAGTGGAGAGTAAGATCATACCTTCGTCAGAATGAACAGTTGATCAAATCAGAGAATGACTATAAAGAGTTCTATAGAGAATCTCAGAAAGAAGTTAACTATCTTGTTAAAGAATTTGAAATGAGAAAGAGTGCAGGTGCTTATGCTCGTGCATCTACATCCAAGACTGGAGTTCTTGATACAACAAAACTATTCCAGTACAAGTACAACGAAGATCTATTCAAGAAAGTAACTGTTCTACCTGATGGTAAGAATCACGGTATGATCTTCATCCTTGACTGGTCAGGTTCAATGAGCAATTGCTTAATGGATACAGTAAAGCAAGTACTTCAACTAGCATACTTCTGTAACAAAGTATCGATACCATTCACAGTTCTTGCCTTTGGATACAACTATCACGGATTCAGACAAGAAGAAGATAAAGACAGATTTCCTAATCCTAATCAAGGTGACTTATCATTCGGAAGAGGATTCTGTCTAATGGAAATGCTTACATCTGATGTAAACAAAAAAGATTTCCATCGTCTTGCTCTAGGACTCTGGAGAAATGCAGGTTGCAACAGTTACCTTAAAGGTGGAAACAGGTGGGGAAGAGAGTATGACCTTCAACCATCTGGTGCTATGGGTTTAAGTGGCACTCCACTTATCGAATCAATAGCAGCAATGCATTCTGTTCTTCCACACTTCATCAAGAAGACTGGTGCTGAGAAAGTATCAATCAGTGTCCTTACTGATGGTGAGAGTGCGTGTGCTTCATACTATACATCTCGTAAAGCAATCTACGAAGGACGTTTATTCGAAAATTCATTTGGATACAACTGCCAGTTACGTGACCGTAAAAGAGGTAAGTTGTATGCTAAAAAAGACAATCCTTCAGATCAAGTAAATACAATGCTTGAGAACCTTAAGGATAACTTCCCTCAGATATCTCTTCTAGGATTCCGTTTAGTAACACCACGTGATGCAAATGGATTCTTTAGACTCTCACAATATATGGGTTACTTTAAGAACGGTATCGATGAAGTAATCAAAGTATATCGTAAGCAAAAGTTCTATGAATTTACTGAGTCACCTTATGATAAGTTATTTGTAATGCCTATCAACAACACCGAAGAAGTTGATCTAATGGATGAACTAGAAGAAGGTGCTACTAAAGGACAGATCGGTACAGCATTCAAGAAGATGTTCAAGAACAAAAGGAACAATAAAAAGATGCTCACATCCTTTGCACAGACAGTTGGATAAGTGTCCACTATGTGCACACAGAGTCACATTACTACCCTATAATTAAACCATAGACAACAAACAAACAAATGCCATTCACAACTGAAATCCCTGTAACAACCACAGACATCCTAACTTTCCTTAAGGACTCCGTAGGTACTGAAGTCGGTAACGCAGATCTATTAAAAGCAGCAGATAAATTCCGTTGCTCTCTTGCTACAGTCAAGAAAAGACTCAAGACATATAAAGTCGGCATCGGCAAGTGGAACCTTACTGTTGAAGAAGCACGTGAAGTATTCGAGAAACAGGTTGTTCAATCAACAGACAAAGTATCTCTAGTTCCAACTAAAGATCCTACATTCGTACCATTCGGTAACTTCAATGCAGTCAAGAAAATTATCAAGTCAGGTGTTTTCTATCCTACTTACATTCAAGGTCTATCAGGTAATGGTAAAACATTCGGTGTAGAGCAAGCGTGTGCTCAACTAAATAGGGAGTTGATTCGTGTTAATATCACAATCGAGACTGATGAAGATGATCTCATCGGTGGTTTCCGTCTCCAAAATGGTTCTACAGTTTGGCATAACGGTCCTATCATCGAAGCACTCGAAAGAGGATGTGTCTTATTGCTTGATGAAGTTGATTTAGCATCTAATAAGATACTCTGCCTACAGTCAATCCTTGAAGGTAAAGGAGTATTCCTTAAGAAGATCGGACGCTATGTAAAACCTGCTAATGGATTCAATGTTATTGCAACTGCGAATACCAAAGGTAAGGGTTCTGATGACGGTCGTTTTATGGGAACCAATGTTCTTAACGAAGCATTCCTAGAAAGATTTGCTATCACACTAGAGCAAGATTATCCATCACCAGTTACTGAGACTAAGATTCTCAAAGCAATTTGTTCAGATGATTCCTTCTGTGCAAGACTTGCAGATTGGGCACAGATCATCCGTAAGACATTTGCTGATGGTGGTGTTGATGAAGTGATCTCCACACGTAGGTTGGTTCATATCGTTAAGGCATTCGCAATCTTCGGTTCTAAAGAAGACGCTATCCAGTACAGCATCAATCGTTTTGATGATGAGACAAAGCAAGCATTCCTAGAATTGTATGATAAAATAGATGCAGAGTTCGACCTTAACAAAGAGGAATTGACAGAACCGCAAAACTAAAGTACAATTAAAACATATGGATCTTCCAATCAATGATGAAGAACTAGCAACAGTAATCACCGCCCTTAAACTAGGCGGTGATACTGCGTTACACAACAAGTTATTACTTGTTAAGGAACTCAAAGATTTGGGTAAACCTTATAAAAAGATCCTTCGAGAACAGTATGGTTACGTAGTATGAGAAAGTACAATGAAGACGAGATTTTAAAAGAGATCTCAGAATACATTGCAAGCACTTACAAAGGTCATTACTCTGTCGGCAACGTACAGACTCTTGACCTTATTGATTCCGTAGGTGATGCTGAAGCATTTTGTAGGAGTAATGTTCTAAAGTATGCTTCACGCTATGATAGAAAAGGAACAGCACGTAGGGATATCGTTAAGATCATCCACTATGGTATGCTACTCCTACACTTTAGTGACAAACGAGAAGAATCAAATAGACTAACCTCAGAGTCACCATCAGCATTCACTGTCGATTACGACAGATAAACATTAATCCTTATTATGAGCATTGTCAAACTTTCTAAAAGAACTCAAAACATCCTTAAGAACTTTGCCACGATCAACAAGTCAATTGTTATTGATCAAGGTAGCAGGATTCGGACACTTAGTGTCAACAAGAACATCTTTGCTTCTGCTGACATTACTGAAACGTTCCCCCAACAGGTCGCGATTTACGATCTCGGTGTCTTCCTTTCTAGTCTCTCATTGTTTGAGAATCCAGTCTTCGACTTCTCGAATCCTCAGAAACTCATCACTACGGATGAAGGTTCGGAATCGAAAGGTACCTTTTACTACTCAGACCCTACGGTAATTGCAAAGGTTCCAGATAAAGGAATTCAGATGCCTGATATTGATGTTAACTTTACTCTCAAGACAGACGTAATTTCTGACTTGTTGAGAGCAGCAAGTGTATATCAAGTTTCTGATTTGTGTTTGTTTAATAAAGGAGACGAGATTAGATTGCAAGTGTGTGATAAGAAGAACGAAACTTCTAATACATATTCAGTTCCAGTTGGATCAAACGAAAACCTTACTGAAGATTTTTGTTATTGTTTTAAGGTTGAGAATCTTAAACTTCTACCAGGTGACTACACTGTCTCTGTTGCTAAGAATAAGGTATCTCATTTTGTTTCTGAAGCAAATAATATCGAATACTATATCGCACTTGAACCAGATGTAAAATGATGTCAGGTACTTTCTTTCAGATACCTTACGTTAAAAAATCAGTCCCTGAGTGGAAGAATCTAAAAAAAGATTTCTTATCACTCGTGGACTTTACTGATTCAGATTGCACAGAATTTAATCAACCATTTTATTCTGACTACTGTAAGTATTATGGTGAAGGTTTACAACCTCCCTATCATAATGACTTACTTTTATTATTAGAAGAACCTATCAATTGGTTCCGTAGATTTTATCCTACAACAAAAGGTACATACGATCAGTTCCCTGTACCTATGGACATTCCATCTAGTTGGTGTCAGAAATATACAGCAGGTCAAATGCATCCAGTACATACACATAGTATCTACGGATGGTCTGCTATCTTCTATGCACAACTAGGGAGTGATCATAAAGCAACAAATTTCTTCTCACCGTTTCCTGATCCTTGGACTGGATTCCCAGAAGAGATTACACCTTCGATGAATGAAGGTGATATGATATTCTTTCCTGCACAACTGATGCATCAATCCTTGCCACATCGGTCAAAAGAGGATAGAATTATTTTTAGTTTCAATCTTGTACTTTCTCCTTATGACTGATTTTCTCTGGTGTGAACAATATAGACCCAAAAAGATTGAGGATTGTATTCTTCCTGAGTCTATTAAATCAGTGCTGTCTAAATTTGTAGAGCAAGGTAAGATTCCTAATCTGTTGTTGAGCGGACCTCCTGGTATTGGTAAGACAACAGTAGCAAAAGCATTGTGTGAAGAGATAGGTGCAGACTATTATGTAATCAATGGATCTGATGAAGGTAGATTTCTAGATACAGTAAGAAATCACGCAAAGAATTTTGCATCAACTGTTTCTTTAACAGGTGGTTCTAAGGTCATCATCATTGATGAAGCAGATAATACTACAAATGATGTTCAGTTACTTCTTCGTGCAAACATCGAAGAGTTTTCTAACAACTGTAGGTTTATATTTACGTGTAACTATAAGAACAAGATTATTGAACCACTCCATTCACGTTGTTCAGTTGTAGACTTTAGTATTACTGGTAAAGAGAAACAACAACTTGCTGCTCAGTTCTTCAAGAGGATACAAGATATTCTCAAAGAGCAGAAGGTTTCATCTGAACCAAAAGTATTGGTAGCACTTGTACAAAAGTATTTCCCTGACTTCCGTAGAACTCTAAATGAATTGCAGAGGTATAGTTCTATTGGTAAGATCGATACAGGGGTTCTTGCAGCAATATCTGATACCAAACTAGATGACTTGATGAGTTATATTGAAAAGAAAGAGTTTACGAATATGAGAAAGTGGGTTGTTCAAAATCTAGATAATGAACCCACTCAGATTATGCGTAAAGTATATGACAACTTGTATACATATTTAGTACCCGCATCAATCCCCGAAGCAGTTCTTGTTATTGGTGAATATCAATATAAAGCAGCGTTTGTTGCTGACCAAGAAGTCAATCTCGTCGCTTGTTGCACTGAACTAATGATGAGGTGCCAGTTCAAATGACAAAAGAAAGAATTACCCCTAAAGAAAAAGAAAAAGTTACACACCGCATACGAGGTCGTGCATCTGAATATTTCTTTGCGTGGAAATTCTATGAGTACATTAGTTTAGAACGTGATCAACTTTGTGAACCTGATACTGGTATTGATGTTGGATGGGATTTTATGAAACCCTATACATCTAAAAAGATACAGGTTAAAAGATTTGAAGGACATCAGAAGAGTTTAGATCTTAGAAAGAAAAGAAAGAGTGGTATGGAAGTATACCTTGGTGATGAATTTGATTACCTTGTAATACACGATGTCAATAAAGATTCACTTATTGTTGCATCTATAGATCAACTAGCAGATCCTAGAACACGAGGACAAGGACTCATCGGTCCTGACAAGTGTTTATGTCGAGGTACTGTTGCACCATATAAGAATCAGAAATCACCTGGTTTAATTAATGAAGGACTAGGAGTTCTATTAGACACAGCACCAGAAGGTATTACATTCCAATGGGATGACTCTCCCCTTGCTAATGTTCTAGAGATGGGTGTGGGTGGAACAATTTCATTTGATAAAGAAGATCGAGATGCTATGGATTGTTATGATATGGCAGTAGAATATAATAAGATGAAAGGAGATCCTAAAGAAAACCTAGGTGATAATTTTATGGACTTGGTACAGAATGGTTTAAA